GGACGATGGTAGAGTACATGGGTACGTAAATGCGTGTGGTGCTGTGACAGGCCGTATGACGCACTCTAGTCCCAACATGGGTCAAATCCCTAGCGTATCCGCAGAGTACGGCACTGACTGTCGCGCCTGTTGGGTTGCACCGGAAGGCTACAAGGTTGTGGGCATGGACGCCAGTGGACTAGAATTACGTATGCTTGCACATTACATGAACGATGAGGACTACACAAATGAAATACTCAATGGAGACATTCATACAGCAAACCAACTTGCTAGTGGTGTTGACACAAGAAGTCAGGCGAAGACTTTTATATATGCGTTCCTATATGGAGCAGGAGACTCTAAAATCGGAAGTATCGTTGGAGGAACTGCTAATGATGGTAGAAAACTTAAAGAGAAATTCCTGTCAAACACGCCATCTCTTAGAGACTTACGAGAGAGAGTTAAGTTGGCATCAGGAAGAGGTTATGTTTTCGGATTGGATGGGCGAAGGGTCAATGTACGCTCAGAACACTCAGCACTGAATACACTACTACAGTCAGCAGGTGCTATTGTTATGAAGAAAGCTTTGTGCCTACTAGATGAATACGCAAAGCTTTGGAACATTGACTACAAGTTTATAGGGAACATACACGATGAAATCCAGACAGAGGTCAGAGAAGCGGAGGCAGAGGTTTTCGGACGGTTGGCCGTCAGTTGCATTGAAGCGGCAGGACTGCACTACAAACTCAACTGCCCCCTTACGGGCGAATACAAAATCGGAGGTAACTGGAGTGAAACCCACTAAAGTAGACAGAAAGAAGTTTGACTTGGACTTAGCCTATGGCTCAGTACGAGAGGACAAGGTGGCTGAAATGCTACAGGACAAAAAGATAGAGGTTAAATCTGAGAAGGACTTGTGGCAGAAAACGGGTAACATCTGTGTCGAATACGAGTCATGGGGAAAGCCGTCAGGCATTGAGGCTACGGAATCAGACTACTGGTTTCATAATCTCTGTATTGGCGACAACGAGTACTGCACCCTAGTATTTAAGACGGATGTTTTAAAGAAGATTGTAAACAAACTGGACACGTTCAGAACGGTGTCTGGGGGTGACCACAACGCTAGCCGTATGTACTTGGTTAACCTACAAAAGCTGTTCTCAACTGATGTGATTAAAGCATTCAAGGATATAGAAGATGAATAAGACAATACATACTTTGGTAGATGACATATACCGCCTGATGCAGACAAAAGAGGCAGATGAATCCGTTGATGTAGAAGCGGAGATTGAAAAGTTCGGTGAAGGAGTAAAAGCCCTAATGCGTACAGAGTTCGCTAGGGACAGGAAGCGCGACACCCGAACCTTGCGCCTGTCAAACATTGGCCGTGATGATAAATACCTGTGGAACGTGGTTAATAACACGGAAGTCGCAGAGAAGATACCGCCACACACATACGTTAAGTTTATGTATGGGCATATCATTGAAGAGATGTTACTGTTCCTGACGCGCATGGCAGGACATACAGTGACTGACGAGCAGAAGGTATGCGAGGTAGAAGGCATCAAGGGTCACATGGACTGTACCATTGATGGTTTAACTATTGATGTTAAATCTGCAAGCAGTTACGCCTTCAAGAAGTTCAAGGATGGTACACTGGCGTATGATGACCCTTTCGGATATGTTGACCAGATAAAAGCCTACGCTCATTCACAGGGCAAAAGGGACTTTGGTTGGTTGGCTATGGACAAACAGAACGGGCATCTGGCGGTACTTAAATATGACCTAGACGATACCCAAGCCCCTGTGTACGAACACATCAAAGGGGACATTGCAGAGCGTATCCGTCATGTAAAAAAGCTAGTAGGTTTAGGAGAGCCAGAAGTCTTCTGTTCGGACTTAGTAGAGGATGGAAAATCTGGCAACTTAAAGTTGGGTGTAAAATGCTCCTACTGTATGTACAAAAAGCATTGCTATCCAGACTTACGCGCTTTCGCTTATTCATATGGTCCTCGCTTTTTGGCAAAGGTGGTCAATGAGCCTAAAGTACAGGAGATAACCCTTGAGTAAGCCAAAGAGAAATAAGTTTAGGTCAGCACTTGAGAGAGAGTTTTCCAAGGAGGTCAGACGTAAGGGGTTTCTGTATGAGCCATACGATGTCCCTTACACTGTCCACCGGAAGTACAAGCCAGACTTTGTACATGAAGATAAGAAGGTCATGGTTGAGGTAAAAGGATTCTTTCGTATCGGTGACACCTTGAAATACAAGTCAATTCGTGATACAATATTACCAGATGATTGGGAACTGATATTCTTATTGTCTGACCCTAACAAGAAGATTCGTAAGGGTGGTAAGATAACGATGGGGCAGTGGTGCGACAAGGAGGGATTTAAGCATTATACCCTGCATACTGCACAGCAACTTGTTAAATATGTAGAGGGAAAGTGATGTCACATACACTAGAGGAGCTAAAGGAGGCCGTAGCAAGAGAGTACGATGCAGTGTTGGTGCTTGAAACCTTAGACATTTCTGTTGAGGACTTGTTAGAGGCTTTTGAAGATAGATTAATTAGACACAGAGATTTATTCACAGAGGATGATAACGATGAGACTTAATGATGTAACCCCTGCACAGTGGGACAAAGCGACAAAAACGGGACTAGAGCATTGGACTAAACCTGCTGAAGAAGAGGCCAAAGAGTTAGACCCAGTAAACAACCCAAGCCATTACAACACAGGCAACATAGAGTGTATTGAGGCAATAGAGGAGTCCATGTCCAGTGTTGCATTCAAAGGCTATCTCAAAGGCAACTGCATGAAGTACCTGTGGCGTTACGACTACAAGGGTAAGCAGGTACAGGACTTACAGAAGGCAGGTTGGTACTTAAACAAACTAACAGCAATGGTAACAGAGGAGAATAACTAGTGAATCAGTACCAACAGTTTATACACAAGAGCAGGTACGCACGTTGGCTACCAGAGGAAGGCAGACGAGAGCGTTGGGACGAGACAGTCAACAGATACGTAGACTTCTGGAAAGACCGTGGACAGATAAACGACAAGGAAGCACTTAAGTTATTCAATGCTATCTTTAACCTAGAGGTCATGCCCAGTATGCGCTGTATGATGACAGCAGGTGAGGCACTGAACAAGGACAACGTAGCAGGGTTTAACTGTAGCTACCTACACATTGATTCACCACGTAGCTTTGACGAGCTTATGTATGTACTGATGTGCGGCACAGGTGTGGGATTTAGTGTTGAACGTAACTTCATCAACAAGCTACCTGTAGTGGCTGAGTCGTTCCACCCTACCGACAGCACCATTGTCGTAGCTGACAGCAAGATTGGTTGGGCTTCTTCATTCCGTGAGCTTATAGCTATGCTGTACGCAGGGAAGATACCCAAGTGGGACATGAGTAAGGTACGGGAGTCAGGGGCTAGACTCAAGACATTCGGTGGCCGCGCCAGTGGGCCAGAGCCTCTTGATGATTTGTTTCACTTCTGTGTAGGTATATTCCAGAAGGCCGCAGGACGTAAGCTAACCTCCCTTGAGTGCCACGATGTGTGCTGTAAGATTGCTGACATTGTAGTTGTTGGTGGTGTGCGTAGGTCAGCCCTGATTAGCCTGTCTAACTTGTCTGACCCCCGTATGGCTAAAGCTAAGTCAGGACAGTGGTGGGACACAGAAGGACAGCGTAGGCTTGCCAACAACAGCGTAGCGTACACGGAGAAGCCAGACTTTGAGTCTTACCTGTCTGAGATGCATACTATGTATGACAGCAAGGCAGGAGAGCGTGGTATCTTTAGTCGCATAGCGGCACAGAAGATTGCTGAACGTAACGGTAGGCGTGACCCTGAGCAGGACTTTGGTACTAACCCATGCTCTGAGATTATCCTACGCAGTAATCAGTTCTGCAACCTGTCAGAGATTGTAGTACGCCCAGAGGATGACCTAGACTCGTTAAAAAGAAAGTGCGAAGTCGCGGCTATCATTGGTACACTACAGGCTACGCTAACAGACTTCCGGTACTTACGGAATGTATGGAAGAGAAATACGGAAGAGGAGGCGTTGCTAGGTGTCAGCTTAACAGGGATATGTGACCACTACCTACTAGGTAAAAACTCACCTGACTTGGGTAAGTGGTTGGAGGAGATGAAAGATGTTGCTATCAAAACTAATAAGAAGTGGGCTACTAAACTTGGAATTAATCAGTCTGCGGCTATTACTTGTGTTAAGCCTAGCGGTACAGTATCTCAGCTTGTCGATAGTGCTAGCGGTATCCATCCTCGCTTCTCTGAGCATTACATTCGCAGAGTGCGTAGCGACAAGAAAGACCCACTTGCACAGTATATGTCAGAAGTCGGATTCCCAGTAGAACAAGACCTGATGAGCCAAGCGTCACTGGTATTTAGTTTCCCATCCAAATCACCGGAGGGCTGTACCACAGTCAGACAGGTGGGTGCTATGGAGCAGTTAAAGCTGTGGAAAGCCTACCAAGACCACTGGTGTGAGCATAAACCAAGCATTACTGTTTATTATACAGACGATGAGTTCTTGGAAGTTGCACAGTGGATATGGGATAACTTTGATACAGTTAGTGGGATTAGTTTGTTGCCATATAGTGACCATGTTTATCAGCAAGCTCCTTATGAGGACATAACCCAAGAGAAGTATGAAGAGTTGCTAAAGGCTATGCCCGTTGATGTAAACTGGGATGACTTAGAGAATTTTGAGAAGGAGGACAACACGACAGGAAGTCAAGAGTTAGCCTGTGTAGGAGGGGCGTGTGAAATAGTTTAAGATAAAACTTAGGGGGCGCAATGCCCCCTTTTGTTTATTCATCATCTGCAAAAGCTCTGTGCGTTCCATACACAGTCCCTGCCCCCGTTAGCATTCCTGTAGTTTTTGCGGCATTCCATTTCTTTTGACTACTTTGAGCTTGAGCTACTTGCTCACCTGTGGGTGCTACTGAGCGTTGCATAAGTTCGTCAGTATACTCTTCTGCCGCGTCATAGTAATCAGAAGCGTTGTCGAAATTAGACCTGTTTAAGTTTTCAGGCAGTTTAACGCCAACCCTTTTAGCCGTGTCGTTTAAACTTTTTTCTATCTCGTTAAAGTCTGCTTTACTTCTGTGCTGTGGTGTAAAACCTTTTTCATTCCACCCGCGTTGGGTTATGGGCTGTGCGCTTATCAAATGATGTCCATTTAGAGGCTGTTCGTCAAATATATCGTGACCATCACTAAGCATACTATAGTTTGTCTTATTCTCAATGTCCATCACCACCATTTGATTGACACCCCCTAGTTCTTTTTGTTGGGAGTGGTAACTGGTCTGTGTTTTAATAGGACCTTTTGGTTTTTGTATTGAATTGAAATCTAAACCGCCTACTGCATTACCTGTATCGTCAGATACTCTAGCTAAAGTTATTTTACCCCTTTTTACTAGGTTTTCAAAAACATCTAATCTTTTCTGCTGTGTAGGGGTAATCTTTTTACCTGCACGTAAAGCCACCCTAGATGCGGATATACCGTCTAACAGTGCTTTATTTTTAAGTTTACTGCCCCCGCCTAACGCTTTGTTTATTTTAGCCACGTTGTCATTAGTCATAGTCGCGGCTAGTTGTAGAAAATCAACAGCTTCCTCTGGCGCAATATCGTCTTTCTTTGTTATGTTTGTTACAAAATCTCTGTACGATTGGAAAGACGTGGGTACTTTAGATTCTTTAGACCCTGCGTTAAAAGCCCTCGCTAGCATAGAGCCTTTTTTACCATACCCTTCACTTTCGACTAACCCTGCCGCCCTGCTTGAATCTAATGTTTTAATCTGATACTCATATAAATCTTGTTGTCTTTTTACGTGAGGACCGTTCACAAGATGGTTGACAAAGTAACCCGTAATTTTATCAGGTATCTTTTCTACGGAATCTAGCCTGTTAGCATTACCTATCTGTTTGCCAATCTCAGAGACATCAGAACGGCCTAACGCCCTAGCGTGATAGTTTAAACCATATACACTGTTAGCTAAAGCTCCTCTTTGCTCTACAGGTATGATAGTAGGAGACATTTGAGCCTCTATTGACATGGCCGTAAATTCAGAATCCTGTCCTGTTTTCTGAGCAAGCCTATCTCCTTGCGCTCTTACTTTATTAGCCGCAGTATTTAGACCTGCTTCCGCTAACAAATCCGCTTCTCTATAGTGTTTTTTTATTTCTTTTTGAGCAGGTTTTCCTCTACCAAGTATGTCAGCAACTTTTGTAGTTGATATTCCCCACAAATCTTGGAAAGCCCGTTGTGCCGCATCTGTTCTAGTATTTATAGCATCGGGTATTTCTTTAATAAAGTCTCTTGTAAAAGACCGAATAGGTTTTCCGTGGTAAAAGCCTTTAATAGTGGTGGGCATATTAGCAACGGCTTGGTTTATTAAGTTTTTTGGTGTAGACATTGCAGGTGTTTCCAGTAAAGCCCTGCCGCTTCTCACAGCCCCGCGTCCTAAAGGCCCAACCACGGGCAAAGCCCCCAGAGCCGCCAAAGACATCATGCCGTATCTACCTTCATCATAATACTCTTTAGCTTCTTTACCGGAGATAATTTCACCAGAAACAGGAGCAAAAGAAGCTACGTCATATAAAAGACCTAACTGTTTTCTACGTTGCTCTTCAGGAGTCATAAGGCGCATACGTTCACCATACTGACCACCTCTGTATCTTTGCTCTGTCATTTACATCTCCTCATTGGCAAAGGGGCGTAGTTTAATTGCATCCATAATTTCCTGCTGTTCTTCAGGAGTTAGGGCGTCTATAACATCACTCACGATA